CTAAAAGAAGCCTACGATAGCTTCCAATTACTAACGTATCATTTTAGAAATAAAGATGCTGATTCATTTTTTGAACTGTTGAAAAACTTACCTAATAGCTTAGATAGGCTATTTAAAGATAAATTAGAAAACTTACTTGCATATGAAACTGGTATTCGCAATGCCCTTCTTTATGATTTTTCCAATGGAAAAATTGAAGCTAAGAATACTCATATAAAAACCCTTAAAAGAGTATCATACGGATTCAAATCATTCAGCAACATGAGAATAAGAATTTTCTTGATAAACGGTCTTATAAAAATTAAATAACTAAAAAAGATGATAAATCTGAGATTACTCTCAAATTCATCATCTTATAGATTTAACTCATCAGTCCTATTTGACAAAGAGCCTTTTAAATTAAAAGGCAGAGAAGTCTCTCAACTTTTCTGGTCATAGTCCACTGCAAAAACTACTTTCTGCTGGACTTCTGACTTAACTATAATATTGCTCAATTTTCACTGTTAAAATACTGGATAAAAACCTGTTATATCAGCCTTATCTTATCCCTAAAGAAATTCTGGCATATCTGCTCATTCTATCAGTTGTCCAGGCAGGATATGTTTTACAGTTCAGTATAGTACAGTAGAAATTCTTCCAACTACAGTACTTATACAGTAGATTATACCAGTAAAAATAACAGAAAACAACAGGAATACTAAGACATTTCACAGTGAAGTACATGCAACTCTCTCCAGTACCCATCCAACATTAACTTACTGCACACAGGAGCATTCTAATCACTTTAAATTCAGTTAAACAGTTAAGTACCCAATGACAGACTTCTAATTCATTTTACTAGACAGTCATCAGTATTAAAGAGCATCCCACAGACTTTTTAACTTCTCATCTTATCAGTAGTTATACTGAGCAGTTGAGTAAGTAAATAAATAGTATATTTATAGTAGAAACTTTTGAGGATGCTCTTAGTGGTAGGATTTATTTTCTGTTGTTTGTCTGCTATCACTGTACTAATAACTAGTCATTTACTGTTGATCACTGTTCACTATCTGTTTAACTAAATGAACATTAAAGTAAAAACCATTGTGTGTAAGGTGATACTGCAGTATGCCCAGCCTTTAGCCCCCCTCCCCCCAGATGCCCCCCTTTGTCTTTCTGTCTGTTCTGTTTTAACAGTTATAAATAAATTAGTTTAATTTCTGAGTTCACTTTTATGAGCAAAATAGTGAACTGAAAACATTGATTTTATTGATTTGTTACCAAACAACAGTAACTAACAGTGATATATACAGTATATTCATGCCTTTATGCAGTGATATCCAACAGTAGTATCATGCATTAGGGAACTGAGTTCACTGTTACTAACTGTTACTACTATTCACTTATCTGTCACTATCTGTTGGAACTATAAGCAGTAGATAAAAGTATTTACCACATAGGGCAGGAGGCAACTCTCCCTAGTATTTCTACCAGTAGTTACCTGTACTCAACAGTATCTATCTGCTTATGTCTTACTGCTTGTGTCTTACTACCTGTATCTTACTACCTCCTCACTGTAGCCTACTGTATATCACTGTAACAAAGAGCACCCCTGTATCTTTAACTGTACCCCCTGTTTAAAGACTGGTAGCCTCCTTTTAAAATGATCCCTACTGTTTTAAACTGATAGCCACTGTTTAAACTAAGTACCCACTACTGTTTTAAAATCTATAGATGTGAAGAAATATAAAGTAAAGCCTGCCCCCTCTTAAAAAAAGAATGCACCTATATTGCTGTCTAAGACAGTTTAAATACTGCTACAAACATTTATATATCAGGTGTTACAGCCATTCTTACAGAACACTTTAAAAGGCTCTCAGTTCATTCTGTAGTCAACTGTAGCCACTGTTTTAAATTAGAGTTCACTACTGTAATTAACAGTATTCCTATTATAAATAATATACTTTTATTGTACATATAACCAAAGGAATAGAGCCACTGCTTTCCACACAGTAGCCCCTTTGACATTAACATTTTTTTATTTATTTCAGTAAGTGTTTCATTACTTGAGCCTCTGATTGAGGCAGGTATTATCAGATTTAAAAAAAGAACAGAGATACTAATAGAAATGTGTACTCTGTAGACCATACATACCCACACACTAACCAATAAGAGTATTCTTTAATTTTTATATTTATTGTTACTTTTCAACTTGTTCAATAATCTCAATTTAATACATATTACTAGACTCCCAGCTCTTTAAACAGTTCATCTAGTGGTTTCTCTGAGGTAACAGAAACAGAGTGATCAATCTGTTGGTTTTTAAATTCCCCTTGGCTCTTCAGGACTAACTCAGCAATTTTTACCTTAGTTGTATCTGTTGCTTTTGGGTTATTTAAAGTCTTTCTGATATAACTGTACACATCTGCAAGAGTTGCTTTGTTCAGTTCTCTTGCTTGTTTCTGCAGCTCCTTATTGAACTCTGGTAGCCTTTTCCAGTTATACAATGTTACAGTAGAAATTCCAACCTGTTCAGCAATCTGTGCATCAGTTAGTCTATAAACATCTTTAGCCACAAGAAAAGTGATTGCCTTTAATTGCTGTACAGTCAAATCTTTTGTACTTGCTTGTACTTCATTACTCATATATTACATATCACCCCCTTTCATTTTTATTAGCTACAGGCTTTTATTTAGCTTTTAAAGACTCTACAGTCACATCTGCTCCCTCTTTAATAGTCAAACCAGTAGCACCCTCTAAATCTAATGAGTAAGTAACTGCATCATCTTGTTTAAATGAATGAGGGAATGAGGTAATATAACAATCTCCTGAAAAGGTAACTCCTTTAACATCTGTACTTTCTCCCATTCTGATTGTTACAGGAATAGGTTTTCTATCTAAGAATGACTTTCTTAACAGTGGTAAACTATTCTCACCTAAATCAACAAAGCCATCACTTGACATGCTCCATGATTTTAACCCTGCTAGAGCTGTTTTCCATCCATTACTGTTTTTATCTGTTACATCAATAGTATCTGCTGACAGTTCTAAGTCTGTACCTGTCTGCCCTGCAACAGCTACCTCTTTCTTTTTATCATCTGTTACATAAAGCAACACATCTACACCTGCTATTTTAGCCATGTATTTCTCTCCTTTTTAATATCTATTTAATAGTTTTATACATAGGCTTTCACTGCTAATACACTGCCCCCAAAGTCCTTTTTTACCTGAACTTGTATCACAGTTCTTTTGTGTGTCTGCCCTAAATCATCTGTATATTGAATAGTGTCCTCTGATTTAACTTTTACAAATTCAGGAAAGTAAACAACAGCATTAAAAGTTATCTCTTTGCCCTGATACTTGTCCATCCCTGCAGGTACTTTTTCAAGTTTAGTATTTTCTAGTACAATACAGTTATACTCAGTTCCTGTTCTATTATCATTTATAGGAACTCCCCACCTGTCAAAATTTCCCTTACTGAATACTATAGCCTTATTGTTAGTTGGGAAAAGATTTAATACCATTAGTCATTCACTCTTTGACTTGCTAGTTTCTGACTATCTGATACAGGTATTCTATAGTTTGTACTGTGTGCAATTCTATAACTGCCTGCTTTTCTTCTGACACCATTAAACAGTGATATACCAAACTTATTGGCAATATCTGGACTAAGAGTGTTATCCTTGCCACTAAACATTAACATGATGCCATCAACAGCAATGTAAGTTGCTCCCATTTCTGCCCTCTGAAAACTATCATCTACTTTTAACATCCATACAGCTTGTAAAGCTACATCTTCAATCTCTAACTCATAGCCTTGCTCTATCTCAGGCTTTAATATCTGTTTTAGCTTGGCTATTGAGTTATTTACTGCCTTTGTCTTTACATCCTCAGAACTCATATCCCACTGTTTAGAATGGAGTACATTGTCAGTAATATAGCTCTCAACATGGTTTACTTTAATCATATATACACCTCTAAATTGATATATAAAAAAAGACAGCCTCATAAGTAAGACTGTCCCAATCTGTTTTATTTTATTCTTTAGTTTCTGTAATTTTAGCAAGTGATTTATCATCATAAACAGCCATACCAGTGAACCACTCAATTCTTGTTTTCAGCTTTGGTGACCCTGTCATATGACCTAAAGGAGTTACATTAATACCACCATTTTGTAAGCCACAGACACCATCCACATCTGATAATCTCATAACATAGATACTACCTTCATCACCAGCTTGAAATACTTCATCATCCAAATCACAGATAACAATCTCACCATACTGTGTAACCTGTACACCAAATTCATTAGTTGATTTTGTTATTAGTGATCTGTTTTCATTTGTCAACTTTCTTCTTTTTGACTTACTCATAATAGCAAAGTTTGCATCTTTAACTGCATCTGCTAAAATGTCCAAATCATCTGCAACAATACCTGATGACTGGAACATCTGGTTTTTAATTAATCTTTTATTTAACCCATTAAATGCTTTTATATCTTTCTCTGTATTGCCATACAAAAAGGCTTTTTGATAGGCATGAGCAAGTGCTTTTGTTTTTAAAGCAACTTCAATTGCCATTAAATCATTGTAATCAGCCACAATTTGATTTTGATATGTATCTATAACAGCTTCATCACCTAGAATTGATAATGACTCTGTTCTGTTTTCATATTCAACTTCAGATGGTTTATATGCCTCTCCAACAGTTCTGTACTGTGGTTTAGCTTGTGTTTTCTGTACTGTGTAAGTCAGTCCTGATCCATCAATATACCTGAAAGGCAAGTTAGCCAGTAACTTTGACTCCTCTCCTAAAATCTCAATTACTCCAGCTTGTAATGTGTCTTGAGTTAGCTTTAAGCTATCTGCAAGTGACATTGTTAAATCTTTATCTGACATTCATTTTCCTGCTTTCTTAGTCCATATTTTCTTTTTTCTCAATTGTTACTTTCTTTTTTAAACTGTCCATCTTTCTGACATGCTTACTTTTAAGAAAATCCATAGTATCTTCAACTGCTGAGAACTCTTTTTGGTGTCTTCTCTTTGCTTGGGTAGGGGTTAGAAACTGCAACTCATCATTCTTAGTCTTTGTTTTATCTTTAATGTAGTCCAACAGTAAATAATTGCCTAGCAGTTCTAAAATGTACCCACTTGGGAACTTGTTAAATAGCTCAAAATATTTTTCTGTAATATCATTAACTGTCTGATTTCTTGTTTCAATGGATGGTAACTGTTCTAAAGGAGTTGCAAGTAATTCAGGACAAACAGTATCTAAAAGATATGTATTTGCCTTTGCTCTATTATTACATTGATCTAAACCTGTCCAGACTTTTACAGTAAACTCTTTTGCATTGGTGTATTTTAACCCTGCATTATCCATTGATTAACAGCTCCTCATTCCAAACATCTAATACTTTTTGTATTTTTATTTTTGCTGAGTTCTCTGATTGCCTTACTGCCTCTACTGACACTCCTAAGATGTTTCCACATTCTTTTAATGTAAAATTATAAAGCCATCTAAGTTGTAACACTACAGACTGATTAGCAGTCAAATTAGCTTTAGAAAGACAATTCTCTGCATCAATAACTGTTTCAACTGTTGCTGACATATTGCCTGTTGCCTCTGCTCTTTGCTGTAACACACTTTTATTCTTTAAACAGAACTCAATTTCTGATAGTGAGTATCTGCCATTGTCTTTTAACAAAGTTAAAAAGTAGCTCCATAGATTGCTGTTTCAACCTCAGCTAGGTCTACATCAATTTTGGACTCAACAATAAAACAGTTGATGCTAGTGTAGGCATCAAAATCCTTATTTAAAATTTCTTCAATTTGTCTCATTTTCCATGTATAGCTGTTAACTAAGAGTCTTAGGTGGGTGGCTACTTGCTCAGTATCATCTGAGTTAGCAATACATAAATGTTTAACATATTGATCCCAAATATCATTAACAGCTTTTTTATAGCTGTAGTATTCTTGTTTTACTGTTGCCACTAAGTCAGGTGCATTGTCCTGCAGATACTGATTTAGAACTGCCATCCTCTCACCAACTTCTGCCTCTGATAGCTTGCTGTCTGTTGGTTTCTTAGTAACAAGTGCTTTTAAATCAGATAAGGCTGTTGGTTTCTTTACTGGCTCACCTGTTACTTTTTTTATTAGCTCTTGCTTTAAACTATCAGTGTCAGTTACAACTGTTTCAAGTTCTTGAAATGCTTTGTCTAGTTTAGTTGAACTGGGCATTTTGATTTTATCTACTTCATAAATCAGCTTTTGAACTGCCATCTACTTACCCCCTTGTACAAATGCATTATCAATTTGTGTTACTGTTCCTGCTTTGACATCTGATACAACAATACTTGCTTTATCTGATAAAGTAACAGGGTTTAGAGTGTTCACTGTTTGAATTAATCCAGTAAATCTGCTGACCTGCTCTAAGGCTGTCATATATGATTTATTGGCAAACTCTGAGTTATAGATGTATTTTTCAAACTCTAATGCATCTTTTTGGAAGCTATTTAGCTGCTCCTGTAGAATGGCTAAAATATCTGTTCTAACATTTAGAGTGTTCAAGTAAATCTCTACCTCATGTTTTGAAATGAATTTCTCTGGTGACTCAATAAATTCTGCTTTGAACTTTTCTTTCTTATCTGCCTCTGCCTGTATTAATTCAGAATATTGATTTAATCCTGCTGCTAAGATGTCAATTCCTTTTGTGTTCTTGCTTACTTTGTTGTCTTGATTAGCCATTTTTAATAAACTCCTTTTAGTTTTTTTATTTACTTGTTACTGTCTTTGTGTTGTTCTGCTATTTCTGTTATTTCTTGCCTTGCTTGTTCCATTCTTTTTTCTGGTTTGCTTTTATTTCATCTTCATGCTCAGTTAAAAATCTTTTCATAGTGTTAAAGGATATTCCCAGTCTCTTAATAATTTTTGAATAAGGGACTTTACATGTGTTTTTTAAAAAATAAACAGTTTCTGCCACTTCATAATCTGTCTGTTTCTTGGGACAATAGGTATCTAAAAGTTTACTGTGTTGATTATCTTTTTTGCTCATCATGTACCTCCTAATATTTTGAATTGGTTGATTAATTAAGACCATGTCTCACTCTTTCATATATAGGTGCTATGTCATGACAGATATTCAAGTAATAAGTTTCTAATTTGAAATATTTATTTAAAAAAACATCTAAAAATAAATAGGTCTCACAATCCACTTTCAATTATTAGATTTCTAACTCTTTCCTGATCCTCTTGTGTTGCAAAGCCATGAAACTTATTTAAATCATCTATAGACAATCTGCCATACAAAACATCCTCTGCCTGCTTTAGACTACTTGTAACAAATACAATATTCTCACCATGAATATCAGCCATAAGCTCTTTATAAAATATTTCAAAATCTTCTAAAGTTGGTTTAGTGATTGATTTAAGTGCTTGTATTTCTTCCTTTGTCAGATAAGGAACTGCTTTACTTGTATCTATGATTGCAAACATATCTCCCTGAGTTTTTCTGATTGTCCAGCCACTAGCTTTTTTATTTAGTACATCATCTTTCCAATTATCTTCACCCATTATTTAACCTCTTTCTCTTAATAATTAAATCATTTCAATGACTGCATCAGGATTAAAAAAATACACAGACTTTTCTACATTTCTGTATCCTCTTTCTTTTACAATAGTCAGTAGCTTATGTCCTGCTATTCTTATCTGTCCCAAATCTGCTGTGGCTTTTCCTATTGATGATCTTCCCAAGCCAGTAATCTCTTGTAATAGTCTCTGGCTTGGGAATGCCTTACCCTCTGCATCCATATAACTTGCAATTGCCATTAAAACAGTGAAGTTTCTAGCCCCAATCATTCCACCTTTTTCAATTCCCTCAGGTACTAATTCCTTGATAATTCCAGCTCTGACTTGATTAGCTGAGAAATGAATGAATACATCTTTGTAGACATCATCATTGTTATTCAGGAACTCAACTGGCTCTGATTTAACTAGCATTGGCATATCTTCAACATAGTTAGTTATCTTTTTTGTAGTATTGGCAATGTATTTGTACTCAGGTTGATGTAACTTCTGCATTTCAGATTGTTGTAATTCTTTAACAAACTGCTCTCTTGTTATTTTTCTGATTAATTGCTTTTTATTTTCACTCATTTTTAACTCCTTTTCTTACTCTAGTTTTCTAGTAATTTTGTCTTATACTTATACATAGTCTTTTTATTTGCTTGTGTGACAGATATATAAAATCTTTTTAAATAAAGTTTTCTTGATGCACTATTATGTTTACTGGTTTAACTAAAACTGTTTTAGGCATAAAAAAAGAGCATTGGAAGGAGTTCCAACACTAATAAGCAACTGTTAAATTCTCACATACACTTAAAAAGCTATTATTTGCTTTCTAAGAGCTTTTATTTTATTTCACATGTATTTATATTAAATAAACAATAAAACACCTTAAACAGCATTATATGGATAATTAGAACTATTGTAGACTAGGACAGTAACTGCAACTCTAGTAAACCAGTTTAAACAAGCTCATAACTCTAGTAAACATACATTGACTGCCCAACTGGTCAACTACTCATCTGCTCATCTGTCAACAATCATCCCTGTGAGTTTCTGTTGTAACTCTGTAGTTACAGTATATACAGTAATACTGTATTACAGTAATATATAGTTAGACAGATATAAGCAAGTACTTAAGGGTTATCTATCAAACATATAGTGTTGTAAACCTTGTTATAATAGTATTTACTGTTTTAAAAATAGTAAGTAATAAAATATGTCCATGAATGGACCAACTTAAATAAAAACATTAGTACTTAATTTTTATATAACAGTGTATAGATAATCAGATAATCAGTTACTCAGTGTATAGGCTGTTGAAAAAAGAATAAAAATAAAAAGAATTACATCCTTGCCCCTGCCTGCCAGTTTGCCATTCAATTTTAACTTTTATATCTTTCTGTTGATCCTTTTATAAAATGTTTTAACTAGTAATCTTTTTAACTGTTTTAAAGTGTATTTTTCATTATATTTTAATTAGAATTATCCAGTGATTTATGTAAAAAAGACCACAAAAAAAAGAGCTGTCCACCAGTCATGAACAACTCTGTATTACTCATTTAATTGTAAACCTCAAATAAATCTACAGGAACATTAATGGCAGCATCTGCAGTTATCTGTTTAAACAACCTATCTGCTACCTCTGCTTTACTATTCCATTTTAACTCAGACATTAAACATTCAAATTCTGTTATAACTTTGCCATTCTCTTCTTTTATACTATCTGTCTTGAACTCTGCCTCTATGTCATAAACATTACTATCTTCACAATGTTTAGCTAATACAATATTTATTCCCAATACCTGTCTATCACCATACTTTTCTTTATTGCTTGTTAACTCTTTATAGTCCTGATAAAAAGCATCTACTACCTCTTTTAACTCAGCATATTCATCTATACCATTTTCTATATCACCAAATAAAACCTTTACATTATTAAATACTTTTTCATTCTCTGTAATCATTAATCAATCTCTCCTAATTCTGCTTTTATTTTTTCTTTATCACAAAATAAGTATATCAAATTTTTAGAAAAAACACAAGAATTTTATGAGCAAATTATCTAATATATGCATTTTTATATATAAATAAAATACAATATAAATGTTAACTGTATAAGAAAACTTACACAGCTGTGTAAGAAATATTATATAGTTGTATAACCAATATAAATATTTTAAGTAGAAAATCACTATCTAAACAACTCACATACTCATGTATCCAGTACCTTATAATTGTCTATAAAAACCAGTCAACTACTGACCAAATACATATATGCCATTTAAATTTTTATACAAAAAAAAGACTACATATAACCAGTAAAAACTGATTTAATGTAAGTCAATGAATAAGCAATGCATTCCCACCCTAAACATGCAGAAACCAGTTTACAGCTTTTGTGATAAAGAATAAACAGATAGCACCCAACCAATAACACAGAGCTTATTTATATTTAACTATAACATTTCATTTATATTCAAACAAGATTTCAATCTTACATATGTATTATATAAATAACAGTATTACTGTTTAATAATTATATACATTAGTGGTATAATAACAATGAAAACACTTTACTAAATGGAGGAGAAAGCATTGAATAAAATAACAAAACTATCTGCAATCAGCCTATTATCTTTAATTTTATTGGCAGGTTGTTCTGGTAAATCAGATAAAGAAACAAAAGAAAGTTCTTCTGAAAAAGTTGAAACTATTGAGAAAGACACTACAGAGAAAGAAACTGTCAAAAAAGAAACATTTAAGCCAGAGGATGTAGATGGAGGTACATTTAATATTGGTAGTCCATCTGGAAACACTGCTGATGGAGATGAAATCATTATTTTCTATAAGAAAGATACTTTTGGACAAGGTCTTTCACTATATGTTGAGGGGTTTGATGGTTCAAAACTGACACATATTTTTGTAGATGGAAAAGAAATTGATACAGAACAATTCTCACATAATCAAACAGATGTTATCCTTGACTCAGATGAACTTGGAAAGAGATCAGAAGAACTTACAGAAGGAGAACACACTATACAACTTGTTCAATTCTCTGAGCAAGATGACTCATCTTCAGAGCCTGCAGTTGTTAAAACTCAACACTATACAGTAAAAGATAAATAGTTTTAAGAGTCTATTAATTTAGGCTCTTTTTTATTATCTGTAAATCACAACAGATACACATACATCATTGTAATACTGTTTCAAGTCTTGCTTGCAAGGCTTTTAGGCAGACTCTACCCTAAGAACAGCAAAAACTGTCTTAAAACACTAGTTTTAGTATAGACTAACTGCTTTTTACTCTCTCACCTTGCCCTTGAGAAACCAAACTGTACCACCTTGAGATTATTTCAGGACCTACTGTCCAAAGCAGTCAAGACTTTAAAAACACTGCTTGGGTATAGATACAGTTGGAAAAGCAGCCCACAAAAGGACTCCTTCCTTGCACTTTTTAACAGACTGGCAGCATTCTCCAGGGGGTATGAGTCAGACATAACTGTCATAAATCTAACTCCCTACTAGTTTTTTTGCATCAGTCCTGTAGCAGACTCACTTTCAATGAAATGTAACTCACTGGTTACTGTTATTTCTTTCAGCCCATGAAAGTCCAAATAGGAGGCTGACCAGTCTACCTATATCTTGATAAAAGTTTCCTAACTCTTTATAATGGTAGTGTACTGGTTTATTTTGTTATTCCAGTAAATGACTGGTTTATTCAATTAAACTCTGGGTAAAACTGTCAAACTTGACTCCTGCTGTAACAGGAGTCTTTTTTATGCCTTTAATTAATCTAGTTTTTCTTTATACTTAAATTCATGAGTGGACTTTTCTCAAGCCCTCTTTTTAAAACCTTTTTAGAACTGATTGATTTTAAATAAGTTTCTGTTGTCTTTATTGATGAGTGTCCTAACAGTGTCTGTAGATCATAGACATTAGCTCCTAAATCAAGTTGTTTTTGAGTAAAGTAATGTCTAAAAGTGTGAGGACTCATTCTGATACTGTTATCACAGCCTGCATTCTGTCCTATTTTTGTTACAATTCTTTCTGCCATATCAACTGATAATCTATTGCCATCCTTATTAACAAATACATAATCTTGAACACTTATATCTTCCTTACTATTGAAATACAGTTGCTTTGCTCTCTCATATTTCATTCTTTGTTTAGTAATCTTTGGGGAACAGTAAACAACTCTGTCTTTCTTGCCTTTTCCATTGATTACATATACAGCTTTAGATGTTAAATTCTTGTTTGATAGGTTCATCAACTCACCTACCCTAAGTCCTGTATCAATTAACAAGAGAACCATTAGCAAGTCCCTTTCTGCTATAAACAAAGAATATGCTCCTCTTTTACCAGTAAGTTTTTTTCTTCTATCTCTGACTTTCTGTTCTGAATAATTAATCATTTTAATAATGTCCTCATCTGACCATGCTCTGATAATTCTCTTTTGCTCTTTCATCCACTTAACTCTCAATGTAGGATTTTGCTCTGCAGTAATGTAACATTCACCCTCTGCATACTTACACAATGCCCTGATACATCTTAGAAAGACATTGACATAAGACTCAGCTGCCCCTTCATTCTTTTTATAGATCATGAACTGTTTTATATGAACTGGCTGTAACTCTCTTAAACTTGTTACAGAGTACTCACTGTCTAAATATCTAAAGAACATAAGTAAAAACTTTCTATTCTTTTTAACTGTTTTGTCTGTAAGTCCTCTTGCTTTGTCTGTTATTTCCATTTCTAGTAACAGGTCAGCAAGTAAAATATCTGTATATAACAC